TGCATCAGCTGAATTAAGATTATCTTTGTCAAACCAAGTCGTAGAGTTTATAATTGTAGATATTTTTCTACTCCCGACGTTTGAAGTTATTCCCCCGCCAGCAATATAATTTACAGTTAAAGTTGTGTCTCTTGGAGCTAATCCATAAGCTCTGGTAAATAATGTATTTGCTGGGTCGAAAGCTCTATCTATGTTTATTCCTCCGTTTATATGACTATTCCCAGTATTACCATAAGGTAAACTAACACCCATATTAGAGGTACTAGGAATGATTACTTCGTCCGGTTGAGAACTAACCCCTGCACCAAACCATAATTCTGTAGTATTATCTGCATTTACATGGGTTGTAAATCTTTTAGAAGTTCTTCTCATAGTCATTATATAAGGAATTGTGTCATTATCTGTAGACATATCGGGATCGTTTGCAAATGAATTTTCAACAGATTCAAATATATTATCTTGCGCTAAATAAGGAACTTCATACCATTTGTTATCATCTGCGTCTATAACAGAACTTATAGTAATAATATTTGTATCGTCTATTTTTATTTTATCGAATTTAGTAGGCGTTGAATCAAACACTATATCAACCGATTTTACTTCTCCGGCAAGTGCATCTACTTCTTTCATTAAAAGGAAATACGTTACATCGCCAGTTGTATTATCTGTTTGATATACGGTTGTCTCTCTAGGACTTGTTATACTGTCTTGCGCAAAATCAACCGAACCTTGTGTAATAAACCTAACACCACTATCTGATTCGACTTCCATTCCTTCCATAACTTTCATAGCAAATTCCATACTAGGTTCGCCAGCTGCGTCCGCTGGAACGATTTGATAGACATTAAGTCTTACAACCGAAGGAATACTTGGTTTTGTTTTATATCCTAGAGTTCTTGCTATATCTATTACATTCACACGTTCTTCTGCGTGAAGTAAAAGATTTTCTTTCATTTGATTATCTATGTAGTAAGATAATACGTCACCAACATACGAAGCCATCTCTATGAACATCATACCAGGCGAGGCTTCGTTAAAATCGTTGTATACGTCCGGAAAGTAATTCTTTGCATATCCAATAAGATCGCCTCTAAAATCAGAGAAATCTTTATTAAGATATTTAATTTCTTTCGTTTGTTTTTTATTTAAATTAAATTCGTTTGTAGCCATTACATGTTCCCAACATTTAGATTCATAGTTTGTGTATTAAATTCGTTGCCCAGTAAAGAAAATATAATATTGATAGCTAGCGTGTGTGGATCGCCACCAACTCTACTGAAGACAACATCATTTATAGTAATATAAGGCAACCATATCTTCACCTGCTCAATAATAACTTTCTTTAACTTTACTTTAATATCCTTTAGTTCAAAGTCAAAAAGCATTTTCCAAACATCACAACCAAAATTAGGATGCATTACCCTTTCACCTTTGTTTGTAAGTACAAGATTTTGTAGATTAGACCTAGCTTGGTCCATAGTAGTATACGAAGACCTAAAATCCGATTGAGATTCTATGGGCTTTTTTACATTGTTTGGCTCTGCGCCTTCAATCCCGCCTGTTTCGTATTTAGTTTTACCACCAGAACCCCCATCGTTAGATAGCGGAAGTGTTAAACCCATTGCTATATCACCCTTCCAATCTTCGTCGAAAATAGCCAATCTTCCGGCTGCATCGAAATCTCCAGGATTATATCTATATTCTTGTCTTTTACCCATTTTTAAAATCTTTTAACTAAATCGGAATAGTTTCTTGTTAACGCTTTTTCTAAATCAGGTGCTAAGTTCTTAACAGGTCTATTGTTAATATCTGTCATCGCCGAAGTCCCTTGTCCTTGCATACCAGCAAATTTAGCTCTAAGCGTATTTGGGTCTATACTTGGCCATTCTTCTTCACCTTGATTTTGTTTAGTTTGCTCTAACGCCTCTGTCAAAGACATTCTTTTTTCTTGTTCGCTTTCCAACGAATTCATTGCTTCGTTTAATTCAGATTTTATTACTTTCTTAACTTCTGATTTTACAACTTCTCTGATAATTCTTACCAAATCTTTTTTTGTCATTGTTTTACTCTCGTATAGTTTATATGATATAAATATATCACAAGGTCATTAAGCCCAAGGCATTGGCGTAAAAGGAGTCGGTACCATTATAGCCATTCCAGTAGGAAACCAAGCAGCTAACACGCCTCCTAACGCATTTGCATAATCTAAAAATGCACCTCCAGGAGCAGGGTCCACAGGTAAAAGTACAGAAGCAACTGCAGGAGGTCCTGCCGGAGGGATTCCAGAAAAAGCTGGCATCATCCCAGGCGCCATAACTCCAGCGTATGCAACGATTCCATTTTGTAAAGTCATCAAAGTAGAATCGCTTTGGTGATGTATAGACATAAGTACACCTTTCATAGCAGCTTTGGCTGCATCGTGGGTTGTTGATGGTGGTATTATACCTATTGCACCTGCGTTAATAGCGTCGCTCCATCCTGTAGCCCATTGTGTTGGTGGCTTATTCGGGTCCCCATCGGCGTCTGCAATAGCATTTTCTCCAAAGTTCTCGTCTAATTTCGATGTAAATGCAGGTACTATAAAAGGCATATTATTGTTTCATTGTTTCTAATTGACCTTTTAATTGCGTATATATAGGTGCTTGTATAGGAGGACCTGAAGGACCAGCAGGAGTCGGGTGAGTTTCCATAGCCAATTGAGTTAATAATTCTAAAAGTAAATCAGCAATTGCAGAAATATTTATTTTCCAAGATGCGGTAGATAAACTTATTTCTTTTTTAGCCGATATTAAAACACTATCGTTTCTAGCGTTGAAAATTAATCTATCGCTATTTATTATAATTTGAGGAGAACCACTAAAAGCATTTGGTGCTTCCAACGGTGGTGCAGGTCCACTAGGCATAGCAACCGATTCAGGTGATTCTGAGTTAGCTAGTTCGAAATCTATTTTTTGTGTAGATGTCATAAGAATCGTAGAAGCATCTTCCAATATATCTGTCATATTGGCATCTTCTCCATCATCTACATAACCATTTACTAAAATTGTCAACGGATCTCCATCATCGGAACCAACCGACCAATAATTACCGGGTTTGCTTGAAGCAGCAGTTGAAGTAAATCTTAAACCGGATTCCCATCTACTTTGTATTATTGTATCTCCTTCTATAGGTTGCATTTTCTTTACTGCTTTTTCTGCAAACGAATCACCTACTTCGTCGTTGGCTTCTTCGTCTTCGTATATTGCTGAATTTGGTTGTAAACAATTATTGATATCTCCATCTAAGTTGGTCACAGAAATCCAATAATATGAACCAGCACCCACAGTAGATTGATTATTTGCATCAGAACCTTTAACACAAATAACGTGTTCTCCCTTTAAAGGCAATTTTTGAATATTCATGTTAAGTGGCGCAATCCATTCTGTAGGATAATTCCCTTTAGATTTACCTCCCAATCTTTTTATTCCTATATAACCTATGTAATCGCCTTCTATTTGTACATTAGTAAATTGTGGGTGTTCGGCTGTCATAACAACGTCGACAACTTCTCCAAAAATAATCGGGTCCATTGCACCTTGTCCTGTGCTAGTTGCTCCTCCTACATTCCTTCCCATTACCTATCTAACTCCATTTCTTCTACAGACGATAATAATTGTTTCTTTTCTTCTTCGCTTAATAGCACACCTGTCCCATCACCAACAGCTTTGGCTGCCGATATACCTCTTTGTACAATTGCTGCTAATTTAATTAGGTGATCGTCGTTTTTAACAGCTACGTCTAAGTATTCTTTTATGATAGGTACAATGATTGTAGCATCACCGATACTTTTAATCATAGGTTGTAATTGCATGATAAGTTCGTTGATTTGTTGTTCCTTGTTTTTAGAATTGGTATAAATATCCTCCATTAATCCCGAGAACGTTTTACCTTTGAATATTTCTTCGTTTTCTTCCATAGTTTTATCTCCTTTATTTACTATAAATATACGAAAAACAAAAAGAGCCAGGGTAATTAAACCCCAGCTCTTTTAATATAACCGTTATATATTACGTCTTACTTCTTTACGAAGAATGACATAACAATAATCATTACTACTAAACCTGTAAATCCACCGTTACCAAAAGCATCAACTAAACTAGTTAATCCTCCAATAGCATCAAGTCCAAATACAGTTCCGCCTGTTAAAACAGACCATAAGATTGTTACCGGTAATACAGCCATTAAAAGACTGAAAACACCAGATAAGAATCCGTTTGCATACTTAAAAATATTATCCATTTGTTATTTCTCTAAATTGATAAAGTTATGTGACAAAATTGTCGTTGGGGTGTAGAGCTCTTAGTTATTAATTATTTAATAACGTTTCCTAGAAACGGTAGCTTAGTCCTAAATTAAAACTGCCGCCTCTTTCTCCATTATCATCAGCAGAAACGTTCATTGTGTAATTTGGTTCTACACAAATACCTTTCCATACTGATAATGAATAACCAAGACCGATTGACAAATTGTCCATCATTTCTGATGTTGGTGCTTGAAGTGAAAAGTACGTATTACCTTGCCAGTTATATCTTGCTAGTAAGTCATACTCTTCACCATTTTTAATAAAACCTGCCGAACAGTTATCTGCTACAGTGTACATAACACCTAAGTTGTTCGTAAAGTTAGATACTGAGTAAGACTCTCCCTCAGCAGGAGCGCTGTAAGTTGTTACAGCAGTAAAGTTTTGAGCCGAAGCTCCGATTGTTGCGATTAATGCAACGATTAATGTTAAAATTGTTTTCTTCATTTTGTTAAAATTCTCTTTTGTTCTATTACGCCACTATTGGCTTTTACCTTAAAGAGCTCTCGTTAATTATATAAGCTACACCCATAGCTTATTTTTTGCTACTTCATTATACAATTCTTGTTTTTCTTTGAACTGAACTTTGAAATAGTTTACTATCCTTGAAATATCCTTTGTCTTCTCGTTTGTCATTTCTCGAATCATCAGGTACAAGGCTTTCTTGTTGTATTTCTCTATATTAACTCTACGTTTAAATAGTTCTAATATAGCATACGCTATCTTTTGATCGTCCCTATCTTTAAACACGGACTCTATTTTTTTATCGTAATGCAAGATGAACAAATCTACAAAATCAGATAATTCTTCTTGTCTACTTCTTTCGCTTTCTTCGTTTAATAAGTTTCTTTGTGTATCTAATTTACTGATATCACTACTTAAAATTAATTTTGCATACGCTTTATTATTTGCTTGTATACAATAGTTTTTGGCCACTATACTAAAATAAGAAAATGCTCTACCTTTGTCTTCTGCATATTTGTTTAATTTTTGTAATATGAATCCTATAACCTCATACTGTTTATCTTCTGTAGTTCCATACATGTACGGAAACTTAAATCTATTGATGATATTTTGAGATAATTTCCACAAAGCATAATGTATATGTTCGCTGTATACTTTATCACGTTTAACTTTCCCCTCTTCCATATTATAAGCAATGATCGCTTTTTCAGTGATAGGAGTAAAATACATTTTGTTTTTCCTTTTCCTACCCCGTCTTTTAATATTCGGGTTAAGTAACTCATCGAGCTCTATTTGATATT